CCGTTGCCCTTGGCGATGCCGAATTGGGCGGCGAGACCATAGGCGCCGGTCAGCGGCGTGGCGCCAACGCCGCAGTTCGAGCCCGTCCCGTATTCGAGCATGAAATTCCCGGTCCCGGCTGCGATCACGTCCCAGGCGGTGACATAGATCGCCTTGCCGGCAACCGCGGCCACGAGCTGCGTGGTCGTGGCGGTCGAGATGTTAATCGGAACCGAAGCGCCGGCTTGGATGATGGTGGTCAGGCTTCCGCCGGTGTTGGCCGCATTGGCCGGCAACGGCACGCCGCCCGTGACCCCTTGCACGGCCTGTGCGCTGGCGGCGCTCGCGCCGGCCACGGTCACTTCCTGATTGGCGGCCGTGGCGGCGCCGGCCGGCAGAGCAGACGAAAGAACGTCGGCGTTGACGCCAAGGACGTTGAGACTCGTCGGGGCAGAGCCCCAGGCCGAACCAGATGCGCCCACCATGGCGCCGCCGCTGACCAGCATGCCATTGTAGGTCGCCGAGCCCGGTGCGGCTGAGCCGGTCGATCCAACCGAAGCGTTCGAACTCGAACCGCCGCCTCCGCCGCCCCCGCCCGTGCCCGTCGGCAGACCCGAGCCGCCCAAAGTATTGACGGTGGTCGTTCCGCCTGAAGTGACGCAGGTGAGCTGTGTCGCCGAGCCGACCGTGAAAGCGAACCATCCGCCGCCTGGCGCTATCGGCTGCGAAGAGATGGAGGCGGTCGAGCCAAGCTGGCAGTAGGCGATATTTGTTGCGCCGGCGTTGCTGGCTATGACGACGGTCCCGGACGGGAGACTTTGCGTCGAGCCGGTGGTGACAATGGTCTGCGCCGATATCGGCGTTCCGACCGATCCGCTCGCTGAGGGCTGAAAGCCGCTGATCGTCGCTGAGAATGAGCCAGAAATCTTGCCCGGGTTCGATGGCGTGAACAGCGGCCCGACGCCGGGTTGGATTGGCACCACGCCGCGGACGTAGGTGCCGCTCGAGTCCTGATAGGTTTGGGCTTGCGCGGGCAAAGCGGGACCGATCGCCAGCAACGTGGCGAGAAATAAGCGTTTCATGTTTCGGATGCCCTTGGAGAGGATGAGATTTATGCTCAGACGCCGACGTTAGAACGTGAGCGCAATTGTGGTTCCAGCGCCCAAGCCCGGAGCTTGAGTGGCGGAAAATAGGCGGGTGCTGACAGAGCGGTCCAAATCGCCCGTGCTAGCCTTCCTCAAACTGCGCTGCCGAACTCGCTAAGTGCGTCGAAGGCCGCCCGATGCAGCCATGCGGTCCGGGTGACGCCCTGGCGCTTCGCGGCGGCGTCCGCCTTTGCGAGCAGCGCGGCGTCGAATCTTAAGTGAACGCTCACCTTGCTCGCCACAGCGTTCCCATAAGAAGGGGTCGGCTTGTTCGCCCCTCCCATGGCGACCACGGGATTCTGGGGCGAATTCTTCGTCTTTGCGGCTTGGCGTAAACTGACTTGAACCACGAACCTTGGCGCCCGATCTATCCCGCGCCGAGAGAGGAATGCTGCAATAGCTGCAGTGGCTGGGCGCTTCATGGTCTAAAACCTCAATCGAGAGCAGGATCGGCGTTATGCAGCCGACGGATTGGCTAGCAGGTACGAGATCGATAGCCGCACTTGGCCGCCGGCGAACGAACCGCCCGCCGCTGTGATCGTAAGCGTCGTCGCTGAATAGAAGGCTGTCGGCCCGATGAGTCCATAATTGATCGATCCGGCCGATGTCGAAAGCGATGAGCCGAATTGCGACAGGTTGCCCGCGACGCCGACCTCGTAGGAGGTCGCCCCAGTGATCGCTGTCACAACTCGCGCGCCGACGGAGAGCACGATGCAGTTGGCCGGGATCTGCAGCGAGGCGTTGGTCGATGAGCCGGAGAGCGTGACTAGCGTTTCAAGCACGCCGATTTGGATGTTGGCGCCATGTGCGGCGGCGGCGATATTCGCGAGCGCCGGCATGAAACCCTGATCGATGATCGTCCACTCCCCGGCCTGGTTGCTCTCAAGGCCGATGAAGCCATAAGGCACGTTCAGGACGGCGGAAGTCGCGCCGTCGATCACGTCCGCCCCATTGGGTGTGATGGAAAGCGTCTTGACGGGCGAGCAGTTGCCGGTCTCGTCGACGACTACGAGGCGCGTGCCGGTCGGATAGGCGGTCGAAGCGGGCAGGCTCACTATTCGCGCGGCGCTGAGCGCCGTATAGGCGATCATGCGGTCGGTCGCGAGAACGCTATAAGGCGCGTCACTGACTGCCGTGCGGGTGTTCGTGATGACCTCGGCTAGCTTGGCGGCGGGCCAGCCCCCGACGGTCGACCCATCATTGACGACCAGGCGGTTGTTGGTCGTGTCCATCACCGTCTCGCCCTGCGCGCCGGTGAAGGCGGAGACCTGACTTCCGGTGCCGCGTCGGAGTTGAAGCTGCTCGCTCAACTGGCGTCCCTTTCGTAGATGATTATTTCAGCAGTCCACTCGCGTGCACCGAGAGGAACCTAAGGCGCTGTCCCCAGATTGATCGCATCGACCACCGCATCGTTGGTCGAACCGAAATCATCCGAGATCAAGACCGCGCCGGTTATCAGGCCAAGATCGAGCGGCGTTCCGCTCAACAGTTGGGTCGCGATCGGGTGCGTCACGGTGACCGTGATCGCGCCGAGATCGATGGCGTCAACGACCGGATCGGCCGACACCTGCCCAAAATCGTCAGATATCGTCGGCGCCGCGCTCGCCTGGCCGAGATCGAGCGGGAACCCGGTTGCAAGCTGCGCGGCGATTGGATGCGTCACCGGCGGCGCCGGCGCCGTGAAGGTGTAGACGGCGCATGTCGACAGGTCTTCGGCGCCGCCTCCAAAGATATTGAAGCTTTGAAATTTGAAATAGAGCGTTTGACCCGCGAAATTGGCCGGGAGGTTGTAGCGGATCACGGCGCCGTCGATGCGCGCGAACGGCGCGCCGCTCGAATGCGCGGTCGGCGTCGAGCCCCCTTGACCGCGCGAAAGGCCAGTTAGCTGGTAAGCGTTGCTGGAGACGAGTGTCGCCGATTCGTAGGCCAGGAACTCACTGTCGACGATCGATAGCGTTGCGCCGGACTGCGCCGCGGACTGGCTGGTTCCAGACAAGGTTCCGCCGCTTTCCGCGAGATTGACGGCCAGAATATTCACCGGGTCCCAGCCCGCCGCGGCGGCGAGGCTTGTGGTCAGGAACCCCTGGCGCAGCGGCGCGGTCAAGACGGCGACCTGCGAGTAGGTGACGTCGTCGATCGAGACGTAAACGTTAGCGCCGCCCCACTGCGAGGCGCCGCCGGCGTTGATCCCCGACGCTCCCATCCACACCTGCGCCACACCGCCCGTCATCCCGAGCGGCGGCTGCACGATAAGCGGGGTGTTGACCGGCACCGCCGGCACGCCCCAGTTCGGCTGAAACCCTCCCGGGCTGGCGGAAGGATAATAGGCCGGCGTCGAAACGCCCGAGACCAGCTCCTCACAGGTGAACCCGAGCAGGCCTTTGTCGTCCTCTTCGATCTGGATTATCCGCACGGGGTAGTTCGACAGGCCGAGGTTCGCATCCGTGATGGTGACGATGTCCATCGGATCGAGCAGGCAATATTCCCATGAGAGCTTGAACGTGAACTTCGTTCGGACATAGAGCTCGCGCTGCAAGATCGTCTGGGCGACGAGAGGCCCCATCACATATTCGTCGCAAATCTCATGCGCCTGGATGGTCGACCCCACGCGCGGCCCGAAAATCTCGATCTGGCTTTGGTCCCTCGCCTCTACCGGGATCGCCGCATATTCATTGTCTCGAGCCAGCACCTCGACCCGTTGAATGGTGGGCAAAGAAAAAACATCGGCTCTTTCGACCTGGACCGGGTCTTTGTTGCCTCGCTCGTCGATGAAGTCCGAATCGGTCAGATTGTAGACCGGCGTCAGATTCGGTGTGTACGTCGCCGCGGCCGCGGTCGTGTAGGTGATTATGACCGGCTTGCCCTGGTCCGCAGGCCCGAAGATGTAGGAGCCCGCCACCGACATACCATACTGGCCGGCGACTGATGGTATGTTTGCGCCAATGAAGGTGAACGCATATGGAGCCACGCCCGGCTGTGGCGATGCGGCATAGACGACGCCGCCGTCGGAGACGAACTGCGCCGGCGCCGAAACGGTGATCACAGCCGGAAGCGTCTCGCCGGACGAGACCGGGATCGGGACTGGAATCGAGAGTTCCTGAGAGATGGTCTGCTGGTCGCCCTGCGAGATCTGCGTGTCGCCGTAGGGGATGAATTTGAGCAGGCCGCCGCTCCACACTGCAGCGATCGTCAGGATCTGGAGCCATCGCGTCAGAGTGCTCGAAGCCTGCTCCTGGCTGACCAATGCCGGCGAAAAGGCATATCCCATGGCGCGACAATAGGTCTGCACCGATGCATCCCCGCCGGACCCGAATAGCGTGGTGGAATCGATGCTCGCCGGATTGAAGCCGCAACCATATTGTGCGTTGGTCAGGAAGTCGTTGATGACGATAGCCGGGTCGGCGTCGGTCCCATTGACGCCGCTCCCTGCAAAGATGCCGATGATCTCAAAATTGTGGTTCCCGATCGAGGCCGAGTCGCCGAGGTTATAGCCGGCGCCCCAAGCGTATGCCGTCCCCTGATAGGCGAGCGCGTTGTAGGGGTACAGCGCCGCGAGATAAGGCCAGACGGCTTGCGGCGTGGTTCCGTTTTCGATGCCGAGGCCGAGCTCGAGCGCCGCATAAATAGATAAGTCCTTCCAGATCAGCCCGACGCCAGCGATCGGCCCCTCGCAGAGCGCCATGATGAGATCGGCTTTATAGGTGTAATCCGCGCTCGCCGCAGCGCCGCCGCCGAACAAACCGCCCTTGCCGCCAATGCCCTTGCCGCTGCCGCCCGGGACCGCCTGAAAGTTCGCGTACCAAATGAGGTTCGGGGCGATCTTATTGCGGCCCCAGACAATGGGGATCGGAAGAATCGATACGGAGGTCTGGAGTTGGAGCGCGGTGTAGTCGGGCTTGGCGTTCTCACTGCGGCGAAGAAAGCCCATAAATCAGCGCCCGTAATAGAGCGCGCGGACATAAAGGTCGCGCCGCCAATGCCTGACCACGCACGCGGGCAGCCAAAGGGCGGACACATCCATCCCCTTGCGTGGCGCGGGCAGAACGCGGTCCATGGTCAAGCCGCGCAGGGCGCCGTTCGACCAAAACTGTTCAGTCATCGTTTCAGCCCCAATAGCTGGCGAATTTCGCGGCGCCGATCCGCCCGGCGAGTTCCGAATTATGAGAAACCACGTCCTCAACCACGCAATTCGCGTTGGCGAAGGCATGGATGATCGTCAGCGGCTCGACCTGCGACACGATCCCGGCATGGGCGAAGCACCGGCCCATGCGGAAGAGAACGGTGTCGCCGAGGTCGGGGCGACGAACTTCGCGCGAGCGCGCAAGGAGAAACCCCAAATAGCGCTCCTCGCTGCGATGCAGGAACCAGTCGCGCGTATAGGGACGAGGATCGAACGGCTCGACCAGGCCAAGGTCGCAATAGACGCGCACCAGCAGCATGGCGCAGTCAACGCCATGGCCCTTGACGTCGGCTGCGTGATGGTAGGGCGTCCCGATCCAGGAACGCGCCTCCGTGACGACGGCCGCGCGCGCCAGAACCGTCATTGCCTCGCGGCCGCTCGCTTATGTTCGCCGCACGAGTAAACCGGCGAGACCTGGGGGTGATCCGAGATGGCGGTGAATCCGCCGTTCGGCATGGGAAAGATCGCAACGGTCGGCGGGTAGCGGCGGCATTTCAAGCCTCCCGCGTACGCAGTGAAGGAATGCTTGCAAGATGAACACAGTCCCTGCCGAGACATCGAACGCCCTCAATAAGCAAGCTGCGGCGGCGGCACATACGGGAAGCCGCGAAAGTTGATGAGATTGTTGAATTTGGACACGCACGTGCTCTGCGTGTGGTCGCAGCCAAATGCGACATTGAAGGTGTCGCCTGTCGCCGGAGCGAAGGGCAGCGGATACATCAGCGTATAGGACACGCCGGCATTGACGCTGCGAACAGTCGCCCTGACGTTGGCGTTGCCGCCGGACGTAAAGACGATTGATCCCTGAGCGTCGCCCGCCCGCGCGCCCGAGAACACGATGGTGTTCGAGTTCGAGCCGGCTCCACAAGTCCCGGTGATCGAATAGGCGCCGCGGATGACGCCGCAGCCGGCGTCGTACAGGACGTGAAGGCAGGTCGGCGAGAACAAGTTCTTCGGCATGTCGTAATCGAGGATCACGAGATCCGAGGCGACGGTCAGCGTCGCTTGCGTTCGCCCTACGTTGTCGACGGTCGAGATGCGCCCTTGAAACATGCGGACGCCGCCCACGACAGTTCCGTTAGGAGCCGTCAGGAAGACCCGATCCCGATAGACCGGAGCGCCGTCAAACGCGCCGTCGCGCAAGGCGATGAGGAACGGCACGCCGTTGATCACGTCCGTCGGGCGGGCCGCGATGGTGATCTGTTGCTTGTCAACTTCCAGTCCAACCGATCCCTTGTATTTGAGGCCGGAAACGAGCGGACCGCTCGCGCTGAACACGAAGCCGTTGTAGGCGACCTCATAGTCGACATTCGTCCAGGTGTATTGCGTTCCCGCCGTGGTGATGAAAGTGAAGCACTCGGCAAAGGCGATCGGCGCATCCGGCGTGGCGCGAGCGGCGTTGATGACGTTCATGACGGCGCTGGAGGTCTGTTTCATGACCGGAACAATGTCCGCAGTCCGGCCACGAGCAACGGCGCCGCGGCGCAGGTCGGAAAACATAGGGCGCCCGCCACAAGCATCACGACGTCCTCACCGATTTGAATTTGACGCTGTCGATCCTCCACAGGTTCGACATGAATTCCTCGAAGTCCTGGTCGTCGGAAACGAACCGGCATTGGAAGGCATAGGTGAAAGTCGCGGCAATCGGCACGCCAGAGCCGGGCGGCGACGCGAACACAAGCGAGTTGGGCGTCGATAGCGACCAGCCCGATGGCTGATTGACGTTGTTCAAGAACACGTTCGAGACGCTCGTCACCCAGCCGACCGGCTCGAGGAACGCGCCCATATAGCGGGAGAAGGTGAAGGTCGTGGTCGTTCCGTCGCCGGTGGCGAAGGTTGCATTAGTCGCCGCGCTGTCGGTCGGATCGGGGTAAAGGAAGGTGCCGAATTGGCCTTGCATCTGCAGGAAGAATCCCAACAGCGCCTGCATCGAATTCGCTCCCAGGCTCGGATACGAACTCGCCGATGACGAGAGGCCGTCGAATGTCAGCTCGAATTGCCAGATCGGATTCTGATAGAGGGCGTCGCGAACCTCTCGCCCCGACACATGGCTCGCGACCACCGTCGAAAACACTGGCTTCTTGTGCACGCTCCAGCCGAGGCCGGCGAGTGTCGGGAAGCTCGGCGGCGTCGTCACGGTCTCACCGTCGACAACCGCAGCGTCCGGAGCGCCCAAAGCATGGTCATGAACTCCTCGAAGTCCTGGACATCCTCGACGAACCGGCAGAGCCAGAGAACGCCGAAGTCGGCCGTGATGGCGACGCCGGCGCCTGGCGGTGAGCCGAAGGCGATCGCGGGCAGATATCCGCTTGAAACGGACCATCCGCCAGGCTGCGATACGCCGTTGAGATAGGCGGCCGAGACGCCCGAAGTCCCATAAACCGGACCGCTATGGCCGCCGATCGACGCAACGAGCGGAAAGACCGTCGTCGAGCCGTCGCCGGTTCCGATCGCCTGGCCCGCGACCGTGCTCAAGCCCGGCGGCGCGACCCAGAACGGTTCATCCGCGCCGCTTGCCTGCTCGAAGAAGCCCGCGATCGTCTGCAATTCCTCGTAGGCCGCAGCCGAGCGCAGAACCTCATAGGTCAGTTCAAGATCGAAATAGGGGTTCGCGGCGTGTTGGGCTCGCGTCTCGCGCCCGGAGACGTGCCCGGCGATCAGAGTGGAAAACTTCGGCCTGACCTGGGCCGACCAGGCGAGCGTGGCCAACCTCGGGAAGGCGGCGTAAGGGCCAGGCGTGGGTGGCGGGGTCGGCAGGGGTGGCGGCAGGACGGCGCGCAGGCCATTGGTCCATAAGCCTTGTTGCCAATTTCCAGTGTCGCCCCATGACTGATTTTCGATCGGAAAGGTTGGAAACGGCCGCGCGTCCCAATTCCAGACGCAGCAGAAATTCCAGTTGAGCATCGGCAAGCCGCCGACGACCATGTTGTTTCCGTCCACGTTCCAATATTCGTAGACGGCCTCGAGGGCTAGCGCCTGAATCGTGTCGTCGCGCCGCGGCAGATAGCCGAGGTCGTTGGCCGGGTCCCAGATCGACCAATAGGCGGTGAAGCTTTCGGTCGATTTTGGATCGAAGAAAACGTTGGGCTGATTGGTCGAACGGTCGCACGCGGCAAAACCGTACTCCAGCATCAGGATCGACTTTGAATTCGGGACCCACTCGGTGTTCGGCCCGGCCGGAACCCATGCCCCGCCTGAAGCTGCCGTGGCGTAAACTGCTTGATGAGAATTGTTCCAGAACCAACGCAATTGTTTGTTGGCGAGCAGCTCCTGGCCGGCGAAATAGGGATTGCGAGCCTGCGCCAGCCGGTCGCCTTCCGGCAACGACACTTCTAGGTCGGATCCGTTCGGATCGAGGCCGCGGCCGAGGTTGTCGCTGTCGTTATAGAACCAGTTGAAATATTGGCCGCCCTCGATCCCGGCTTTGAGGTAGGGCGTCGAATAGATGGTCGGAGGTCCGCTGAGGCCCAAACCGCTCATCGCCGACGGCGATGGAGGCCACGGCCCGGTCGGCGCCGGCTGCATCCATTGATCGCCGTCGAGGCCGCCATTGGCGGCAGTGGTCCAGTCGGTCAGCGGCAGGTAGTTGTCAAACGAAACGAAGTCGATGTTGGCGTTGGCGTAGAGCTGATCGAGATGCGGCCATTGCCCGTTTTCGCCTGGGTGTTGCCAGCCCATCCAACTCGACCAGTCGGGCGAGTAGCAAATCAGGTTTTCGAGCGTCGCCGTATTCTTCGCGAAGCCGGCGTTGTCGAACGCCGTCCGCACGTCGTCGGCGAGCGCGCCCAGCGCCGCGACCATCGGATAGTCCCAGAGCGCCTTACCTGACCCGTCCGTCGTTCCCGCCTTCGTCCATCCGGGCCCGCGGAGAATTTCGAGCCCGCGAAGCTCCGATCCGATGACAAAGAGGTTGACCCCGCCCGCGACCGTGCAAAGGTTCGCGTAATGCAGGATCATCCGCCGGTAGGTCCAATCGAACAGGTTGCCGGAATAGGCGACAGTCAGGTTTGTCGAGTCCGGCGTGAAGTCGCCAACCGCCGCCGGACCCATGAAAGTTGCGACGTCATTCGTCGCCGTCTGGCTGAGGTCGCCTGACGATGTGATGCGTCCGCGCCACGGGAACCCCGGTCCCGTCCCGAGCAGGAACGGATAGAAGACGACCTTGAACCCGCGGCTCTTGAGATCGCGGAGGCAGCGGACGACGCTCGGATCGCTCGGCGTGCCGCCATAGGCGAAATTGGTCGAGCCGGGCAGCGAGGGAAGCGGGATGACGCCCGGATAATCCTGCTCCGTCAGGCTCGACACCGTCCAGTGCACCGGCGCCCAGGCGTCGCCGTTCCACTGTTCGAACTCGCCGAGCAGGAAATTCGTCGAGGGGTAGACGTTGCAGGTCGAAGCATCTTCCGAATTGAAGAACCATGCGATGACCAGGCTCACGGTCGTGCATTCGGGATGCTGCGACTGGAGCTGCCCGATCGCGTTCGAGTAGTCCGTCGGAGCGCCCGGCGAGCTACTGAAGAAATTCATGACCGTCGCGTTGTTGAGGCCGCTCGACCCACGCTGAAATGCGATCGCCGAGATCGTGTCGTAGGCGAACTCGCCAGTCGAAGGCAGCAGATGCACGCCGGTAAGATTGACGGAAGCCATCGGCGAGCCAGGACCTCAGGCGATCGGAAACAGGCGGGTCAAGCGCACAATGATCATCGTCGGCGCCGCCTATCCACGCAGTCTTTTCAGGCCCAGCGCCGCGCCGTGACGCACCGCCTCGTCAAGGGCCTTGGCCATGCCGGGACCGTTCGAACGCATCCAGGAAGCAACCGAGGGCCCATCGATCGCCGAGACATTGAAGTGCGTTGTTGGATGAATGGCTACCGACGGACCGGCCGCGGCGCCGCCGTTCGCCGAGGCGCCCAGCATAGAGCGAAAGGCGCCTGCTTCCGCCGCCGGCATGACCAGCTCGTTGTGATGGATAAGGGTCAGCATGTCCTGCGGCGCGCGCCACATGCCGATATCGGCCGACGCCACGGCGCCCGCCATGCCGGCGACCGTGGCCTGAGCCGCCGTTGCGGGACCGATCGCCAGCGGGCCCATGAGCGGCGCCAGAAACCCGAACACCCCGGCGAATGTTTCCGCGGCCGAGGAGAGGATCGAGCGCGCCATCGCCGCGCTTTGCGCGCCCAGCGAGGCCGCGGCGCCGCCTCCTTCCGCGGTTGTGCGGGCGGCGACGCCCGCCGTGGTCGCGGCCGTCTTCATAGCCTCCGCCAAAACGTAATGCTCGACGGTCGTGTCACACCACTCGATGAATTTGACCAGGAGCTCGTCGAGCACACTCTTAAACGCCGTCCGCCAGGTGGTCGTCCCAGCCACCAGGCCACGCAACTGGGAGTTGAACGCCTGCATGATAGAACCGCCGAGCTGCTGATACTCGCGCTCCTGGTCCTGCAAAGCCGCGCGGGTCAAGGCCGACATCTGATCGTCGCGGCGGCGCGCTGCTTCAATAATCATGTCGTCGACGCGCTGTCTTGCGGCGAGCGATTGATTGCCGAGAGCCTCCTCCCTCTGGATCGCAGCGACCTCGGCGGCGTATTCCGCGTCGAGGACTTGCTGCGAAAGGGAGACCTTCTGCTGCTGGGTGATTTGGAAAGAACGCGCCTCCTGGGCATAGAGGCTGAGCTTCTGCCTTGTGGCGTCCGCCAGGATCCTCAGTTCTTCCGAGGTCGCGAATTGCGCGGCCCTCGCCGCGTCGGCATAGGCCGCGTCGTCGCCTTCGCGCAGGGCAGCCGCGGCGCGAGCGCTGTCGGCGGCGAACGACTGCTGAAGCGATTGGGTCGCGGAAAGCGCGTCGCGATAGGGCGCCAGACGATCGGCGCTGAAGGCCTGGGACGTCGCGGTTCCGAGCGAGGCCAGTTGCCGATTGATTTCGCCGAACGGCGCCGAAAAGGTCTGCAACGCGTCCTTCGCCTCGCCGACCTGGGAGACGAAATCGCCGACCGAGGCGCTGAAGCTGACGGAGACGTTTGCGTCGGCCATCGCTGATCCTTGATCTTGGGTAGGCGCGTCAAAGCGCGCCGTTCGGGAACGCCGCCTTCAGCGCCGCGATTGTGGGCTGACGCGCTCGGGAGTCCTCGTCGTTCGGCTCACGATATTTGAGCGCGGCGGCGACGAGCCAGTGAACGGGCGGATTGCGGCGCCACTCGGCTCGCAGCGCGAGGAAGCGCGGCATTGTGAGCTGGTCGAGCGCCTCGTCCCAGCTCCAGCCGGTATTGGAGACGACCTGAGCGATCAGGGCGTCGAAATCGACTTTCCCAACGGCTGCGACGCCCCCGGCGTCGCATGCGGGGGCGAAGTGTGATCCTCGATTTTGCCGGGACGAAGCCCGGCCGCTTTGGCGACTGACGGAAAGGCCTGGATCAGCTCGCCGACCGAGAACCGAAGTTCGAGAAAGTTCGCGAAGGAAAGCTCGGGCTCGACGAAAGAGATCGCGCGCCAAGTCGCTTCGGCGAGGCGATCAAGCTCGGCTTCGCTGAGACGGGCGACGGATTCGCCCGACATCGAGGCGCCGCCGGCCGCCAGATAGACATCGAACAGCGCCGGCTGAATCGCCTTGATCGCCCGGAACGGCAGATGCGGAAGCGACCACGACTTTCCGCCCAGAGAGATCGCGAACGCGTCCTCGCTCACGCGGCGTCTCCGAAGTTGAAGGTCATGACCTGCCCGGCGGCGTTGGCGAACGCCTGGAACTCGAAGTCCGGCTTGGCGAAGTCCTCAATACTGGTGTCGAACGAGAACTTGCTGGCCACGCACTGGTTGAGCGTCACCGAGAACTGCGCGTTCGTCGTCGGGTCGGTCGCGAACAGAGTCGCGGTGAAGGTCGAGGTCGGTCCGATCAGCGGATTGGCGATCGCCAGCGTCTCGCCGGTCGTCGACGCGGTATAGGTGTACGAGATCAGGACGCCGACGCCGGTGTCGCCCGAGGCGAAGGTATAGACGCCGGTGGCGGCGTTGACGCTGTATTGACCCGTCGTTGGCGAAGCGGAGACTGCGATCAGCGGAAGTCCGGTCGAAGCGTAAGTGACGCCCTGATCGGCGACGAAATGCGTCGCGTTGGTGACCGTGATCGTGTAGGGGCTCGACGCGGGGACGCTGTGCACCTCGGCGAACTGCGAGACCGTGGAGCCCGCGGCGGGAACCTGATTGTAGAACAGGCGCCCGATGGCTTGCCCGCTGAAGCGCGCAAGCGAGGCCTTGCATTGCACCTTGCGCGTGCCGGAACCGACGGCGACCGGGAACGCATATTGGCCGTAGAGCTCCTTGACGCTGACGGAAGTGTCGACGCTCACCTTCTGGACGAGCCCGAAGTTGATCGGGGTTGCGGGCGTCACGTTCAATTGCGTGCCGATCAGCACGCCCGAGCCGAATACGAACATGAGGGGGAACTCCGTTGCAAAATGGATGTGAGGATGGCGCCGCCGCCCGACAGTAAGGCGCGATGCGTTGGCGGGATTGTCAGTGGGACGGGGGCCGCCACGGCTTCATGGCCCGATGAGCCTAACCGTAACCACCGCAAGGCCGTCGCCATCGAGGTCGCCGGTGTCGCGCACCGGTACGCCCATGATCTTGCAATCGTACACGGCGCCGCCGAGGGTCTGGCGGCCGAGGCCCACATTGGAGCTAGCGGGCGCAAGCGCCGCGTCGATCGCGTCGAGCGCGTTATTGATCGCGGTCGCGCCGGGCGTCGTCGGATCGCGGGCGTCGAAATAGAGGAAGAGCTTCGCCTCCAGCGTCCGCTTCGGCGTCGCGGGCGAGGCCCATTGATAGCTTTCCGGCCCCGATTCGAGCTGGAAGAACGCCGGCCGCAGCGCGGCCGGAACCTCGCTCCATAGCTTCATCCGCCGGGACGCTAGGCCCCACGGATAAGCCGAGGAAACAGCCGCAAACAGCGCGGAGAAGGCCGCTTCGCGGTTCATGCGCTCTCCCATGCCTCGGCTGCGGCGTCGCCGAGCGCCGCGAGGATTTCGTCTTTCATGTCCTCGAGCGCCGAGCGCAAATACGACCGCTCGGGGATCACCGAGCCGGGGTGCTCGACCCTGCGCGCAAAATGTTGAGCGTCGCCGACCACGAAAGCGAGCGCGGCGCCCTTCACCGGCAGGATCTCGTGCGCGCCCGTTTTCCCGCCATATTCCTGGATCGCCGCATATTTGACGTCGCCATCGGAGCCGACCGAGGCGCGAACGCCGTCCGCGTCGGCGGCAACGCTGGCCGTGATCGAATCGGCGAGCGTCCCGGTGCGCGAGTTCAACACGGCCCCGGCAAGCTTGTCGCTTTTGACCAGGTCGGCGAGCGCTGCGGCGAGTTCGTCCGCCTTGGCGACGAGCGCCGCCTGCAACGCGGCCGGATAGCCGTCGAGCCGCGCGCTCGTTTGCTCGAGGCCATCGAGATCGAGCGCGAACATCACAGAGTGACCCGCCTGTAGGGTTGCAGCATCGCGTCGATCGGCGCCGACATTGCGTTCATATCGTAGGCGATCGTCTCCTGACCGCCGATCGACTTCGACTTGAGTCCGATGCGCTCGGCCGCGCGGAAGCGCTCCGCCGCCAGCTCCAGGGTCGCCTGCGCGATATCCTGGGGCACATAGCCATAACCGATGGAAACCGATTGTCCGGCGTCCGCCGCGGAGAAGGTGTAAGTCCCGGCGCTGACCGCATACTGGCCAGCGCTTGGCGAAGCGGAAACCGGCGTGAGCGCCGCGCCGGTCGCGGCGTAAGTCACGCCGAGATCCGATCCCCACGGCCCGTAAGGCGCTAGCGCCGAGAGCTGGAAGGGAGCGGCCGCCGGAACCGTTTGCGTCTCGTTCTCAATCGCATATCCGGCGCTGTAGGACACGACGAGGCTTTGGCGCCCCGGCCGGTAGAGATGGCCGAACAAATCGAGCGCTTGCGGCCGGCCTGGCGGAGCGTCGTCGCCCGGCTCGAGAACGTATCCGACCGACGCCTCGAGGTCCGCGTCCTCGTCGGGCGGAACGGCGATGCCGCGCCAGGTCACCGAGGTCACCTGCAGCACCGGCCAGTGCCGCAGGGTGACGCGAGCGGTCTCGAGGTTGATCGTCTCAGTGACGGCGCGCGGCAGCAGGCTTGGGCGGCTCAGCGCCGCGTAGACGGCGCGGCTCGCCGCCGTGACGAGCGCGGTCAGCGTCGTATCGTTCGCGCCCGGCGCGGAGGGCAATCCGAGCCAGGCCTTCAACGCCGCGAGATTGGTCAGATCGAAGGGCGACATGCAACGCTCGCAAAGACGGGCTTCACAAAAACGAACCGCCGCGCTTGCGCCCGGCCGTTCAGAGGCGCTCCAAGCGCCCGCGCGTCAGCCGTTGCCGATGTTGGTCAGGATGCCGACGCCGAACGGGGCGTAAACCGCCAGGACCTCTTCGGTGTAGACCCCAAACTCGCGGCGCCGGGTGTGGATCGGCCAGTCGACGCGATAATAGTCGCGACGCGTCAGCACCTCGGCGACGTTGGGAACCTCATTCGACTGATACCAGACCGGCAGGCGCTCGCAGAACGCCAGGATCGTGCCCGGCGGCAGATCCGGATGCACGGGCATCGGGATCTCGACGCCGGTGAACGGATTGTAATACCAGCGCACGACGCCCGAGGCGGTGAACTCGTATGGCGCGGACTGCGAGGCGTCGACATTGTAGCGAACGAGCGGTCCCGAAGCGTTGGTCAGGCACTTCGCCGTGATGTTCTTCTGCTCCTGGGCGTTGACGTAGATCACCGTCGGCGACAGCCGATAGCTGTTCCACATCTGCATCAACATATTGTCGATCTCATTGATCGAGCCCCGGCCCGAGGGCGTGAGGAAGGTCCCGGCTCCGGCCGTTCCCGACGGCAGCGCCTGCACGAACGAGGGGTTGGCGGGATTGAAGCCGACGGTCAGCAGGCCGTCGAAAGCGAGCGTCGCATTGCGGGAATTGTCGGCGGTGATGGCGCTCGCCGCCTGCTGGCCGGAAGTAAGCGGCGTATTGAAGGTGGCGCTGTTGATGGTGGTGATCGCCTGAAGCGTCTCCGAGCCCGCCGGGCCGACAAACCAGGCGTAGGCGACGGCGCCGT